ACCAGAATGATCCGCGAGGGACGATGGGTGGCCACGGCGACGGATACAACAACACGCGGCTTTCGCTAGTATCACTTACCTAGCCTGTACGCTGTCGGTACACAGACAAGCTTCGGTGCGCTTGCTATCGCGTTCCTCCGTGCGAAGAAGTCATTCCTTGGGTTGCGCGGCTTCGTCAACGGCGCATTGTCCGAGCCATTCGTGCGGCAGGACATGCGAGGGCAGCGCATCGAGGTCGTCGTTAGCAAGCCCGAGGCGAAGGCCGAGGCATCGAAGATCATGACTGTGGACTGTCAGCATGGCTCTCCCCATTTCTGGTACGTAGTCAGAACATGGGAACGCTCGGAGAGTAGCACGGTGACGACCGCGATCCGCGCCGGGCACGCCGACACATGGGAAGACCTGCACGCGATTAAGGCCGCCGAGGCCGTGCCCGACGCTGCGGTGATGGTAGACTCCGGGTGGGGTGCGCGCTCGGATGCGGAAGTATATCGCCGGTGCGCGGCATACTCCGAGTTCGTCTTTCTTGAGGAGCGCGGCAAACACTTTGGAACAGGCTGGTGCCCAGCAAAGGGGATGCCAAGTCGAAAGACATGGAAGCAACCAGGGAGTGAATCACAAGCCCCGTACTTCACAAGGTACATAGACCCATTTGCCGGCACGAGCGACGGCGGCAAAGCAGAGATGGTGCTTTTCGAGTTCGCCTCGGACTGGTTCAAGGACTTGCTTTCGGTGCTCCGCGATCCAGAGCAGGCGCGCGATATAGGAATTACCTGGGCCGTGTCCAAGGACGTGGCGACGGAGCAGTACTGGCAACACCTCGACGCGGAGTACCTCGACCAGCAGCCGTCAAAGAAGACGGGCAAGACCGCGCGGACATGGACGAAGAGAAGTCAACGCTGGCCTAACCACCTACTCGATTGCGAGGTGATGCAACTAGCATTTGCAATGTGGTGTGGGTTGATGCCGACACTACCGACGGAAGGATAACTGATGAGCGACAACCTATCGAGAAAGGACATTGCACGGCTGCTCGACGTGAGCGTTGAGCAAGTCCGCGCAAATGAGGAGCGATGGGGGTTGCGAAGCGCAAGGCGAATTTTCAATGTCCGGTTCATTCGCTACCGCAAGAAAAAGGCGTTGGATGCTTTGATGGCATTGGGGCTTATAGATGAGACGGACAGCCCATAACGCCCGCAAGTCTGGTAACTCTGTCAACTCTGTTAACTTTCTGTAGACTTCAGTTTCTACCCACGCGGACCTTGTTCGCGTGGCGCAAATAGCAGCATCAACCTACCGAGCGGCAGTAACCTATGCCGTCTCGCAAGCCACCGCTGGCGCGTTGCGCGCTTGGCTTGCTGCTAAGGTAGCTTCTACTTTCGGGGACGTTTCTTCCGGTCGCTCCGTTGCTAGTGTCAGCATGAACGGAGTTTCGACTTCCTTCTTTGACCCTGGCGCTTTCGGGATGTCGCAACAGGACGCGGTGCAAATGTGGCAACGGCTTCTGGAGTTGTGCGACACTTGCATAACCTACCTCGACGACGACGAGGCTACCAACGCCGAGATTGCTGCCGAAATGACAGGCCGGTTGCCGGACGTTTATCAGCATTCGGTTGAATTCGCGGGGATGAACCAATGGTAAACGCGCTCCGCCATTGGCTGGCCAGGTTACTCGTTGGCAACGTCTATGAGGCTGCGCAGTATTCGACGCGGCGCAGTCGGATTCAATCCACCTACACTTCAGCGCGATTCGACATTTCAACCGCGTCGCGGCAGATACTCGCTCAAAAGGCCCGCTACTACGAGCGCAACTCGTGGCTCGTCAACAAGCTCGCAGACATTTTCGAGTCTGGGTGTGTCGGCACAGGCTTAGTCGTTCAACCTGCAACTGATGATGATGAATGGAACCAACGCGCTAGCGACTGGTGGCAGACATGGTGCAAGTTCCCAGATGCCACGAGCAGGCAAAGCTTCGGCACACTGCAAGGCCTGATGGCGCGGACATGGTTCATCGACGGCGAAACATTCGTGTTGAAGTCGATGGGCCGGGTCGGGCCGAGGGTGCAGATCATCGAGGGGCATCTGATCCGCACGCCAGACGGACAGGAGAAAAACAAGCAGTGGATTGATGGGATATTCGTTGACTCGAATGGTAGGCCGACTGGATACGCTGTACACGCGGAGGAGGACGCAGGCAGACTCAAGCTCATCGAGGTGGTACCAGCGGAACGAGTGTGGCACCTATTCGAGCCACAGCGTCCAGGACAGTATCGCGGGACTTCGTTCCTATCTCCTGTTCTCAACGCTCTCCATGATCTTGATGATTTATGGAAGCTTGAGATGCAGGTTGCAAAGCTGGCCGGGACTCTCGGTGTGCTGAAGACGAATGCAACCGGAACATTCGACCCGCTCCGATTCCGCAGGTCACAGGTCACTCGCAGCAACAGCACAGCGGGCGGCGCAGCGACAACTGAGACAACCACGGACTTGATCGAGGATGCTACTGGCGCAATGGCTATCGCGCTTGGAAATGGTGAGGACATCAAGCAATTCATTGCCACTCGACCCACAGAGCAACAGCGCCAACATTGGCAACTCATCACGAAAGCGATCTGCATTGGGGTAGGTATTCCCTACGTGATGGTAGACCCAGACAGTATGCAAGGGACTGTGTACCGTGGCAGCCTCGACCTAGCTGCATCTTTCTTCGCCCAGCGTTCAAGCGTAATTGCCGATGCGTGTCGTGACATCTACGGCTATGTTATGTCCGTCGCTCGGAACACACCGGAACTATCCGGAGCGCCAACCGAATACTGGGCGGCGAATGTACTCCCGCCAAGAGGAGTAAACGTTGACATAGGTTATACTATGTCGGCTAACCTCCAAAGTCTCCAGGCCGGAACGGACGACCTGGAGACTATCCTTTCGCCAAGGGGACTCGATTGGAGAACTGTGCTGCGCAGGAAAGCAGAGCAGGCTGCTTACATCAAAGAGCTCGCGGCAGAGTACGGTGTCGACCCTAGTGACATTGCGAACATCAACGGAAAGCAACAGGCCGCGCAAGCTCCGAGTGAAGAGGAGGAGAAGCCTGACACTGAAGAGGAGGAAAAGAAGTGAAACCGTTTTGGGAAATCACGAACAGCGCAAAGAGCACGAAAGTCCTCCTTTACGGAATGATTGGCCGGGACTGGGATGGCAGCGGCAATGATCCAAAGGAGTTTCTCGAAGCGTGGGACGCGATTCCACAAGGCCCTATCGACCTGCACATACACTCTCCCGGCGGCTACGTGTTCGACGGGCTTGCGATTTACAACACGATAGCATCGCGCAAGCCCGATGTTACGGCGTACGTGGACGGGCTCGCGGCTAGCAGCGCAAGCTGGATTGCGTGCGCGGCTAACAAGGTGGTCATGCCGAAGACTGCTAGGATGATGATTCACGACGCACAAGGCTTCGTAATCGGCGACTCTGAGACTATGCGCGAGCAGGCCGAGTTACTTGACAAGGAGAGTGACCGGGTTGCGCAAATGTACGCTGACAAGACTGGCAAGTCGAAAGAGAAGATGCGTGACCTCATGCGGGCAACGACCTGGATGGATGGCATCGAAGCACACGAGATCGGGCTTGCGGATGAAGTCACAGACAGCACGGCGCAACCTAACAACTTCAACCTTTCCCGCTTCAAGTGTGTGCCTGGAGCGGGCGGCGGACTAAGCCCCGCCAAGACGGAAAAGAAAAACACAAACCAGCCGAAACCTATGGATAACCCAACAAACACGGCGGGGCCTAACCCTCAGCCGGACATCAGACCCGTGAACGTGATTGATCACAACGCGGAACTTGAGCGCCTGCGGACGGCGCTTGAGTCCGAGCGGAAAATCAGGATCACGAACCAGCTCCACAACATCGCCGCGACGCGACCCAGCATCGACGTTGCCAAGTGGCTGCCGGACGTGCTGAAGAACGAGGGACTCCTCGAAAACCTAAAGGCGTTCCCGGTGGTAGAGAATCAGACTCCCCAGCCGAGCGGCGTGGTCAACCTCGGGAATCCGCTGCTGAACGACTTGGAGAAGAAACCTAAAGGAACGCGCGAACGTTACGAGTTTCTTCGCAACCACCTGCCGGAACTCCATCGGCTTCGAGGGTATGACCCGATGAACGTGAACACTCTGAGTTCTACTCTGGTCCCGGCATTCCTGGCCGAGCAGTTTGTTCAGACGGCTCAAGTGCAACTCGCCCCGCTGGCTGCTTTCTCTCGCGATTTCGGCCTGGATCGCATTCGCCCTAGGGCAACCGTGGTTGTCGCGAAGCATACGAGCGGTCCGACGGTTCAGACTAACGCGACGAACTTCGAGTCTGGCGATAGCAAACTTGACCCAATCAGCGTGACTATGAACCAGTACACTGCGAGCTTCCACCTGGACAATGCCGCGCAGAATCAGGGATTCAGAATGGCCACTCTCGCCGAGGGTGCGACAATCAATCTCGCGAAGAAGATTTCGAGCATCTGGACCACCTTGCTTGCTACCGCAACCTACGGCGCAGCCAAGGCCATCGGCGCGGCTGCCAGCTTCGACCGCGACGATCTTCCGGCGATTCTCGCGCTGGCCAAAAACTGGCCGAGAAAAAACCTGGTGCTCGATTGGGGACATCTCGCATACCTGCTGCCGAAGGACGTGAACTACTTCGGGCTTACGAGCGGTGACATTCCTGGACGCGAAGGCCTGAAGCCCTACGGCTTCGACATGGTTGTAGCGCAGAACGACTGGACCGGCGCCGCGTCCAATACCGTTGGCGTTGTCTGTGATCCTGATGCAATCGCTGTTGCTAGCGGTCTTCCGGTGTCGTTCGGCAGCGGGTCGAGCATCGTGACCGAGACTGCTACTGTCGAGGGCCTCGGCCTTACCGTGCTTGCGTGCTCGTGGTTCTCGAATGCGTCGCGTACCACCTGGGCCTCCTACGATGTTGTCTTCGGTGCCGCAGCCGGTGACACCGACAAACTCGAAATCCTCGTTACCTCGTAACACTATGAGACGAGCAATCACACTGGGAATCGACGCGGCAGGTAAGACCGCGATTATCCACGGCGTAGACATTCCCTATGCCGAGCAACGGCGCGAGTTCGCGGAGGCGCGCGCGGCACACTCGACTGGCAAGTGGGTCGAAGTCCTGTTCGCCTCCGAGTTCAAGAAGCTTCGTGTTGCGAAGCCGGAGCAGACTTCCGAAGAGCAGAAACGCAAGGTCAAGTAACTAACCAACCAGCCCCAGCTCACGCGCTGGGTTATGTTCCTCTCCCAGCGCGTGAGCAAGGCGGACACAAAATGAAAAGGCTCTTACTCTCGACACTGCTTCTCATGCTGTGCCCGCTGGCGCTGGCGCAGTATTCGACAGCAACGCTGACTCACGGGCTGACTAATAGCATTAAGAAAGGCGCGCAATGACTATCACACGAATCGCAGAGTCGGCAGTCACAGCCAACCGTTTTGTCAAGGCCGGCACGTCTGCGGCAACACAATGCGCACTTTGCGGCGCTGGTGAAACTCCCATCGGCGTTAGCGCGAACAGCGCAGGCACAGGTGAAATCGTGACGATTCATCCAGTCTCAGGCGATCCTGCCGGGGTGACTGCCACTGACTCAATCGAGTTTCTTAGCGCGAGCGGTTGGACCTGGACGAACTGGACTGGTG